AAAGATGGTCGCTGCTGTGTTGCCAGAAGAACCTGTAGAGGCGTAGATGTTGAAGTCAAACGGCGAGTCGTAGTTCTTGCGAATGGTCGCGGCGCGAGCGGTAGCCGAAGCAGGCAGCGCGTTGAAATGCCACCCCGCATAGCCCGAAACCGTGACCACCGCCGCATCGCTGCGGACATCCAGTTTGGTGATAGGCGAACTCGTCCCGATGCCGAGGTTGCCGGAGGTGTCAAGCCGAGCCTGCTCTGAACCGCTCGTGAAGAAGGTCAGCGGAAGGTAAGACCCCGTTCCCGTTTGTCCAGCAAGCAACCGAGTCGTTGTTGAAAGTGCCGCCAACTGAATGGAGGACGCGTTGGTAGGGTCAGAGGCATTGTACGCAATGAACTGCGAAGTCGTCGAAGTCCCGTTGGGGATTGCATTGACCTGCGTGTTGCCGTTCGTCGTGCTGGTCTGAAACGCAAAACGGTTGCTGACAGTCGCGTTCGACATGTCAGCCGTGATGCGCTGCGCGGTGCTGCTAAAGGCAAGATTGCCGCCGCTCTCAAGGCGCATCCGCTCCGTATTGCTGGTGCTAAAAATCAACGGCAACGCTTGGGTCTGGTTGATGATGCCGTTGCCAGTCGTGTCTACGCCAAACAGCGTGCCGTTCAAGCCGGTGTTGCTGTTGCCAGCAGCCATTGCCGACTGCGTTGAGCCGGTGCGGTAAACCGTCAAGGCATTGGTAAGAGCGTTGGCTTCGGTGCCAATACCGAATCTTCCAGAAGAGTCAAACCTTGCGGCCTCTACGCCGCCCTCCGTGAAGGCAATCGTGTCTGCGGCGGGGAAGAAGATGCCGGTGTTGGTGTCGCCGGTCGTGGTGATGGACGGCGCTGCGACAGTACCGGCAGAGAAGGTGGCTACACCGGAAGCGGTGAGCGCAGTGAAGGTACCCGCCGCGGCGCTGTTCGCGCCAATCGGCGTGCCATCGATCGCGCCGCCGTTGATGTCCACGAAGTCATCCATGTAGATGACATCAGTGCCGTTGACGTAAAGGTGCGCCTTGCGGCCGTTCGGGACCGTGATGCCCGTTCCCGCCGAAGTCTTGACCGTAATGCTCTGGCCGCCGGTCGTGTTGTTCTGGACGATGTACTGCTTCTGGATCGTCGGGACCACGAGCTCGCGAGTCCCCGTCAAACTCAACGCGGAAGTGACGTTCAGGACCAGCGCACGGGCGGTTTGTGCCGAGTTGGTGTCCGTATAGGTCAGCGTCAGGTTGGCGTCCGAAAGGTAGTTCGGATTGCCATAGCCGATGATGGCCTGCTCGAGTGCTGTGCCAAGGTTGGTGTTGGTAATCGTACCCCAAGTGCCGGAGTTCTCGCCGGTCGCTTGAAGCTCGATCTTCAGGTTTGTTGAATACGAACTAGGCATGTGAGTGTCCCTTTACGTCGAAATCTGAGTCCAAACCACCGTGTTTCCGTCGTTGACTATGACCCAATTCTGTGTCTGTGCGTCATCGACATTCTGCCAGTTAGGCGTCTGATTGTCATTAATCACGCCCCAAACAAGTACAGACCCCACCTGGGCCGTCCCAGAAACCCCTACCAGGGTGACATTGGCGTCGGAGGCTATCGTAACCGAGCCAACCTGCCCCGTGGCAGACACCCCGGTGACAGGCACGTTTTGCTCGGTAACAACCGTTACATCGCCAAGCGCCGTGGTTCCCTGAACCCCCGTAAGCGTGACGCTTCCCGTGCCGGTGATGCTAACGGAGCCGACGGCCCCCGTGGCAAAGACGCCCGTGACAAGGACATCAGTGCCGGCGGTGACCGTGACAGAGCCAACCTGGCCGGTGGCTTGGAGCCCCGTAACCGATACGTTGGCATCGCCCGCGATCTGTACCGTGCCGATCGCACCCGTGGCCTGAAGGCCCGTGACAAGGACACCTGCTCCCCCGGTGACCGTGACAGAGCCAACCTGGCCAGTGGCTTGAAGCCCAGTAACCGAGACATTCGCCCCGGCATTGATCGTAACGGAGCCAACCTGGCCGGTGCCCTCAACGCCCGTAAGGCTGACATTGGCCGTGCCAGTGACCTGGACCGAGCCCACAGAACCCGTGGCCTGAAGCCCCGTGACGGGAACGTTTGCCCCCGCCGTAACGGTGACGGTACCAACCTGTCCTGTCGCAGAAACGCCCGTAAGGCTGACGTTGGCGTCAGCCGCAATAGTGACAGAGCCAACCTGGCCCGTCCCCGTCGGAAGTGCCGCGAGGCTCTCACCCCAAGGATCGTCGCCCCAGCCTACGCCAGAAGCATTCCACCCTTGGAAGGCAACGACGGCATCGGTCACTTCCGCCTCTTACTTAGGCGATGCGGATGATCGCGTTGGTCGCGTCTGCCGTCGGGAAGATGATCGTGAAGGTGCCGTTCGTCGAGGTCTTGGCCCCACCGAAGTCCAGGATACAGACCGAAGGGTCGCCCGCCGCGGAGTCGTTGTAGATCATCGCCCCGAAGGCCGTGATCGTCGCGCTCGTGAACGAAAGATCCGCAAAGTCCGTAAAGGCCGTGGTGCCGCTCGAGGTCGGGGTGACATTGGTCAGCGTACCGCCGCCCGCCGAGTAGGTACCGGAGTTCGCTACTTCGTTGGTGGCCGTATATGCCGTAGTCGCCGCGGTGAACGAGGCACTGTTGTCGTACAGCGCGAGCTTGAAGGTATTGCCCGTGCTAGCCGTGAAGTTGTGCACCGCCCTCATCAGCTCCACCTTGAAGCTGGTGCACATGAAGTTGCCTGAAAATGCCATTTCTACTCTCCTAACAGATGAACCAGCTCTGGATGCCCCGCTTCACGAAGGCGCTGGGCGATCGTGGCACGGTCCTGCTCGACGGCCTCCTTCAGATAGAAGGCGACCACATGCTTGACGCGGTCCTTAAAGGCCCGCGCCTGCGCCTGAATGACCGGATGTGACTGGTCACCGACGAAAATGATCTTGTCCGCGGCCCGTTGAGCGAGCTCGTCGGCCGCCCAACCACGGGAGTCCGTGGTCACGACCTGTACGGCGTTCGTTAGTCCGGGCATTTCTACAGTGATCATGGGCCGGGCGACTCCGATTTAACCGGGATGCGGATCATACCATCACGGTACTCGTCGCGGCGGCGGCGTCCCTGCTGCTCGATGCCGAGACCCTGGATCGCCTGACGGTACGAGTTCTGGAAGTACTGCATCATCTCCGGCGGCCCCTTAGTGTAGCTGTACGCCTGAATCATGCAGGCATAAAACAGGGCTTCCGGGGCGTTATTGCTGATCCAAGTCGTCGTATTGGTCGACGAAAGCTGCGCAGGGCGGTAGATGTAGCCAAGTTCGACCACAAAGTTCGCATTCGGGGTGGGCGCAATGTAGAACGTGTTCTGGTCCCACACCGAATAGTACTTGGGGACGTCCGTGCTGGCCCCGTTGGGCCAGTATTCCTTCATGAAGGAAGTGTCACGGAAGTCCAAAAAGATCTGATCGCTGCCCGAGGTGATCATCATGTAACGATGAGTGAGGATGTCACTCGGGGCGGTCAGAAATTTGTTGCCGGAAGTCATGTTTCCACTGACTTCGAGCTTAAAAACGTCCAAATCGATCTCGCGGAGGATCTGATTCTCCGCGAAAGTGATGAAGTTGTTGATTACGGCATCCGTAAAGACGTTACTACCCACTTCGGAGTAGTTTCTGATGTTCGTAACGAGCTCGCTGTAGTTCATGTGACCGTCACCGTGACCGATCCAACCGTACCTAGGGCAATTAGCGCCTGTCCTAGCACATACGGACGCATATCAGCCGTGTTAAGGACCGATCCATAGCTCTGAAAAGCCGTAAAACCAGGTGCTCCAACGAACACCGAGACGGGTTCAATGCGGTCTGGGCGCGGATCGCGCAGCGCAATGGCGTCTCCGCGGTACCGCAAAGGCTCCAACTGGGGCTCTTTCGGCTCGTAATCGTCCGGGCAGACCATGAACCCCTGCCATTGCTTGCGCAAGACGTTGTAGGGGT